TGATTTGACGCGTGCACGGCCTCCGTACGCTGTGCCATCGGCGGTCACTGTGACGCTTTTTACGTCCGTTTGTATACCCATAATCAGCTCCTTAAAACAATAAAACCCCGCTGTTGGGGTGAGCTAATTAACTAAGAGCCGCGCCAACAGCGGTAACCCAAGCAGCGCCTGTAGAGATAACAATACAGAACTCGTCGTCGCCTGCGCCATTATCAGAAACGATGTAGGCCGTGCCTGCGGCTACGCTAGCAAAAGCTGGCAAATTGGCAGTAGTAACGACGGGGATTTGGAAGCCGTTGTCCGAACGGACTGGGCCTGAGAATGTGGTTTGGGCCATGATATTTTCCTTACATGCAAGTGTGATGTATCTGTCTGCATGTCGTCAGCCGGGGACTGTCAGATACACCGGATAACCCCGGATTGGTATGAATATAACACCTACTGTAGCCCAATGCAACTAGAATCTTGCTATGCCAATTAAAGACCCCGATGAACGCAGGCGAAAGCAACGCGAGTACTCCGCTCGGTACTATGCCAACAACAAAGAGCTTTCAATAGCGCGTACTACGGCGCAACATCGAAGAGAAAAAGCTGAGTGGATTAGTTATAGGGCTTCACTGGCGTGCGCAATCTGTGGGTTTAGTCATCCCGCAGTTATTGACTTCCACCACGTAGACCCCAATACCAAAACAGCCAGCGTGCATGTGCTTGTAGGGAACAGACGGTACGCCGCAGCTCGTGAAGAGATCAAGAAGTGTGTGCCCCTATGCGCTAACTGCCACCGCGTACACCACCATGACGAACATCACACAAAGAAAAAGGGCCCCCGAAGGAGCCCTTTAGGATAGATACCACGTGTTTTCACAGAGGTGGTAGGCGCCTCATGCGATTACGCTGCACCGGCAGAGCCGTAAATACCGCGTGGATCGCTCCAGCCGAAGCTGTAACGCTCACGGGCTTTGTAACGCACATTGCCCGTATCGAAGTCGCCTTCGAAAGAGCTCTTAACAGGTGAACGGTTGAACATCTTCAAGCCGTTAGGCGCATCAGTCATCAAGAACCAAGCGTCTGTGTCTGTCAAGTAGTGGTTTACAGCGTAGCCTTCCGGCACCATGCCCATGGAACGGATCGCGTTGGTGTCGTTGTCTGCAGTACCGGTACGCAAAGTGGTCTTCATTAGGCGCTCTGCAGTAAACTGCAATTCCTTAGGGATGATCAATTTACGGACTTGCACGTTGACTTTTAAACCACGCTCATCAGTGAAACTGGCGATATCAATGATACCCTGCTCCAAAGATGTCTCGTTCAAGTCAGCAGCCACTGATGGGGTATTGCGAAAAGCAGCGCCCAAAGCGGTTGGGTGAGCAGCGTTACACAAGGACACGCCGTCGCCACCGTTGTATGAACCAGTAGTGTTAAACGCGTTGTTTAACACAGAAGCAGCTTTTACTTGCTTCGTGTGGGCCATTGAACGGGCCAAAGCTTTGGTGTAGCGAGCTGACAAGCGGTCATAGAGGTTGTCCTCAATGGCTTCTTCTGTCAACGCGAACGCCATAGCAATGGTTTCGTGCTGGTAGCGAGCAGTGAATGATTCCTGAGCGGAGTCGTAAGACACGCCAGCGCCTTCGTTCTTGGTAGGAGCTGCCCCGAAACCGGTCAACATAACCTCTTCCTCGAAAGCTCGGTCTGAGTTTTCGGCGGAGAAGATTTCTGTATGCTCGTTGTCGTAGCGGTTGTACTCCATGCCAAACAAGGCGTTCAGGCCGGGTTCGAGTTCTTTAACTAGTTGTGCGCGACTAATAGCCATGATTAAGCTCCTTGACCTGCAACACCCGCACTGCCGTACGCGTGTTCGTTGATTTTAACTACCACAACGGTGTAGTCCGATCCGAATTCGTTTTCGGGAACGTTGTACACACCGACGATCTTCAAGTTTAATGCAGCAGTGTTAGCCACAGTTGAAGAATCAAGGGTCATTGCGGAAACACCGGTCACAGTACTACCAGTAGTAGAGGCTGTCACGTCTGCGTTCTTGCCGATATCAGCCTGAACAATGTCTTCGTCCGCTTGGACCAAGAACAACTGGGCAGGATCATCGATAACGTCTGCAGTAATAACACCACTCGTGATGTTCACACTACCGGGGTAGTAGTTCTTCCACGTGGGCTTGCCGCTGGTTGGATCGGTGTATTGGCAACCGTTGAACACGCCAACAGCAGCAGTATGCGTGCCGGGGGCGAATTTAACTAAGTAGCCATCGAATACGGTGACTAGGTCACCTTGGTAGATTGCTCCGGACTGGTTATCGGCAATCAAGTAACCGTACTGCTTTTGAGCACCGGTTGCTGAAAGGTTGCCGATAGGGCGCAGACCAAAAGGCTTGTTTACGTTTGCCATTTGTAGCTCCTAAAAGGTAGAATTTTCCGCTATTTAGCGGGAACCAAAGGTTGTGCGCGAGCTCCGTTCGGGGCTCTGGATACGCATAGATGAGTGGGCGTTTTCACGCATCATCTCGTTGTCTACAGCATTTAACTGATCCCGGGCCTTGCCTTGGAAGTGTGCGTTTCGCTCCGCGATAGTTTCTTCGGGGATGATGGCCAGCAATAAGCCGCCAACTGAAACTACACCCGCATTACGACCATCCTCTAGGGTTGGTAACGTATCACGGTACTCTGGGGGTAAATCCTCATTGCGGACTAACTCGTAGCCCTCTCGAAGGCGCCCATAGACGTGTTGTTTGTCCTCAAATCCATTGATCTCGGAACGAATCCAGCGGTACTTAAAACCAGCAGGGGCGGGGGGCGCGTCAAGACGTGATGGAGGTGCCCATGGCTTGCGACGTGCCTCTTTATCGCGTAAAACGCGAGGGGCGCGGTCGATAGTTACTTTTGAATCGCTCATGATTACTCCTTAACGTACTTAGCATATTCCTCAAGAGGAACACCCAATTTTTTTGCTATAGCAACCTGACTCGGTGATAACCGGACAGTACGGCGTGCGCTGTTTACCCCGGAACTACGGGATGCAGGGGCAACAGCAGGCACGGAACGCTGTTGTCTGTTTGGTTGAGCAGTTGCGAAGCGCTTAGGGAACTCGTCCCTGAGTCTTCGGTCAAGCTCAGTATAGTATTCTTCAGTGTTGGGGTCAACACCCTCTTGTTCTACAAGAGTCTGATGCATGCCCCATGCAGCATAAGTCAGAACACGGTCTTGACCGAACCAAGGATTGCTCTCCGCCCAGCGCTCAGCACGCGGGCTGGGTGCAGGCTTTGGAGAAGGGGCCTGCTGCTGCGCCTGTTGCGGAGCCTGCTTGTAATTTTCGATCTGCTGCTGCTGCTGCTGCAGCCACCCAGCTACTTGTCGCTGCTCCATGACCAGATCTGTTAGACGCTGCTGCGCCTCAGTCTCTGTGTCGATGTCGCCTTCTTCGCGGGCACGGCGAATGATTGCTTTTAATGTGCCCTGCTGGGTCTCTAAGCGGCTCTTTGTCTCACTTAGTCGGCTGAAATCTGTGTTTACAAGCCTTTGCTGCAGCGTCTGGGCCTGATTATGCATGCCCTTGGCGTAGTCTATGGCGGCTTGCTCACGGCGCTCGGCTTCGCGCATGCGGGCGGTCAGCTTGGAGATACGCTTTTGAACGTTGTCGCTGACAGCCTCTAACTCATCCCGGTGCGCGGACTCAGGATTCGCGGCAAACTTTTCATTGCCCCTATCTTCTGTGGTCTCTTCGTTTTCCTGACCTTCGGCTTCCCCCAAAGAAACTTCCGTCTCTTCCTCGCCTTCACCTAAATCAAACTCTAGTTGGTCTTCAGTATTAGTGCTCATGTTTCACCTCAAGTGTGCAGAATGTCTTCTGGATCGTTAATAACCGCCAAGATCTCATCATCGTTCAAGATCCTGATTTCCCCACCATCAATGTTCATGCGTGCGCCAGCGTAGCGGCCGAAAATAATCCAGTCACCTTCCTTGCACCATGGACCCTCTGGGAACTTCGCCTGATCGCCATAAGCCAAAGAGCCTACGCGCAAGACGTATCCGCAGGTCGTCGACAATTGTTGACGCTCAATGGTCTGATCAGCTAGGACGATACCGCCCTTGCTTTTTTTCGTACCTCGATGAGGGAGAATCACGATTCGCCAGCCCGTAGGCTTCGGAATTCGATCCAAAA